CGATCCTTTTGTGGTGGCTGATGTTGGCCTGAACTGCGACGTGATTGTTGGTTCCGGCTCTACGGTTACTGGCATGAGTGGCATGGAGATCGATTCCGACAACTACAGCGAAGCTACCGCTACTGCTCAAGTACGTCTGCTGCGCGTTGCTCCTTACGAGGACAATGAGCTTGGTGCTCACTGCAAATGGTGGGTGTTGATTAACGAGCATGTGCTGGCTTCCACCGTTGGTGTCTAATAAGGAGGATTTATAAATGGGCGTTATTACTACTGGATCGTTTGCAAAGTTCCTCTGGCCGGGGATCGATAAAAGTTATGGAATGTCGTATGCTGAAGTTCCATTGCAGTTCCCCCAAGTGTTTGAAAAGAATACATCTAAACGCGCCTACGAGCAAGATGTCGGTCTGACCGGCATGGGCTTGGCCGTGATTAAGGGTGAAGGTGGCTCTATCACTTATGATGAGATGGAGCAGGGTTTTGTGGACACCTATACCCATGTGGTTATTGGGTTGGGTTTCATAATCACACGCGAGACTTACGAAGACCTTATGGGTCCGACTGAGGGCGTGAAGAAAGCAAAGTCTCTGGCCTTCTCTGTTCGGCAGGCTCAAGAGACAATGGGCGCTAACATTCTGAACCGTGCTTTCAGTGCCACCTATACCTACGGCGACGGCAAGGAACTGTGTGCTACTGACCATCCCAACAAGTCTGGCGGTACGTGGAAAAACGAACTTACCACTGCTGCTGATTTGAGTGAAGCTGCCATTGAGCAAGCGTGTTTCGATATCGCTGATCTGGCTAATGATCGCGGCTTGAAGATTTCCGTGAAACCTCAGATGCTGATTGTTCCTCCCGAACTTCAGTTTGAGGCAGAGCGTATTCTGAAAAGCCAGAATCAGGCTGGTAATGCGAACAACGACATTAATGCTATCAAGTCTACCGGAGTATTCCCGAAGGGTTACTATGTGTACCACTACCTGACGGACGCTGATGCTTGGTTCATTAAGACGGACTGCCCGAACGGTATGAAGTACTTTGAGCGGCGTGGTATGGAGTTCGCGGTAGACAACGACTTCGATACCGAGAACGCGAAGTTCAAGGCGACGTGGCGAGGACAATGGGGATGCACGGATAAGCGTTCCATATTTGGAAGTCCTGGGGCCGCGTAACCCATTGTTTTTATTGGTATTTTCCACCTTTGCCAATAGAAAAACACCTTGACTTTGATGCAGAGATTATGCTAATACCCAATGTAATGACATATAACAAATTTACGGAGGGTATTAGCATGTACAATCAAGAAGGTTGGGGTAAGAAAAATTGCGTACACTGTGGAAAAGAGTTCATCGCGCTTGTGGCACGAAGGATATTTTGCAGCCTTGATTGCCAGCAAACACACAGCCGAGAAAAGAACGAAATTAAGAAGTTAGACAGAAAGTTTCCGGTTGAGTGTAAGGCTTGCGGCAAAACCTTTATGACGTCAGACCACAGAAAGTTATTTTGCAATAAGGATTGCCGGTCCAGCTACTTTAATTCGTTAAGGCCAACAACTAAAGAGCAAAAGAGAGAGTGTCCTATATGTGGAAAACATTTTCTTCCGATGCAAAAAAGGGGTGTTGGCAAAACGCACTGTTCTGTAAAATGCAAGAACAAAGCTAATTACCAAAAATACAAGCCAGATAATAGTTCAAGGCAGTGGGAATGGAAGAAAGAACATAAGTGGGACGGCAACTGGTACAAGAGTTTGGTTCGAGATAAGTTTACATGCCAAGTTTGCGGGAGGCATCTACATCGTTCTCAGTGGAAGGGTGACACTCGACTGCTCGTACACCATCTCGACGGGACAGGTGAGCACGAAAACAAGAACCATTCCATGGAGAACCTTATGACCGTCTGCAACAAGTGCCATCGTTTGTTTCACGCCAAGGTAAATGTTGTCTTTCGTGAAGGAAAATTTTCTGTCGCTGGTGAAATATTCAACAAACTTGGAATTGAAAAATTAGAAACAACTGCTGTTAATGTCGTAATTTAACGGCGGTAGGGACCACTCTGCCGCCATAAGGAGCGTTAATGAAAACTACTCATTTCCCGAACGGCGTATGCTGCGGTGGGACTTCTGTACCTCGTACTGGTCTGTCCGGTTATTCTCCTGGGACGCTGTATAGCTTGAAGGATGCGTCGTTGGGGCAAGCGCCTGCTTGGATCAATATCGGTACTTATGCTTCGTGTTTGTTCGTGCCTTACGGCCCTGTGATGGGATACGGTGTGCATACGGTAGGCGGGCCTCTGGATTGCACCAACGGTTCTACTACGAGCCAGATGCTTGCTGGTATGGTTATCCCTACGGACCTTTGCTTTGCTGGCATGTTTGAGTCTGATGATAACGATCAGGTTCAGTGTACCGTGCCTGCCGGTAAAAACTACGCGCTCGTGACAAATTCCGCTGACCCTCTGGTGGCCCATGACTTTCAGGTAGCGGTGCTGAGAGATAACTGTGTACCGGGTTGGGATATTTTTGCTGCTGGAACCCACACGACTGTTGGTGGCGCGGCTGCCGAAGCCATTACCGTAACTGGCGCGCTGGCTGGCGATCTTGCCTTCGTTACATACGGTGCGACTAACGATACTGACGTTATCCGTAAGGCGGTTGTCACGGCGGATACACTGACTGTGACCTGCGACGCTGATCCTTCTACGGCGCACTCAATTCATTACGCTATTTTCCGTCCTCGCGGCTCGTTCAAGCCAAGCCATTATATCGCTTATGCTGGAACTCATACTCCCGCTGATGCCGAGACCGCGACTATCACGACTACCGTAACTGGCGCGCTTGCTACAGATGTCGCAATTGTGGCATGGCACACATCTGATGATGCCGACACAATCCTAAAGGCCGTTGTTACTGCTAACACACTGACTACGACCTTGAGCGCTGATCCTGTTGTGGCCCATGCTTTGAACTACATGATTCTTCGCGCCTACTAAAACAATCCAACCATCCCCGCGAGATAACATCAACCGGGGATCGGGAGGACTATGAGACTTCAAGGCAAGTACATTCCACGCTCCAATAGGGCGGTCTGCGATCTGTGCGGTTTTGTATACATGGCACACCAGCTACGCTACAACTCAGACGGTCTATTAGTCTGCTCCAAAGACTACGAGCCAGAACACCCGCAAGATAAATTCGTAGGCGCAAAATCAGAGAAGATAGTGCCTGACAAAGTAAGGGTAGAGCCTACCCCCATATACAGAGAGTTTGAGTAAAGGAGTAATTCAATGGCAGTAGCAGGTTCTGTAGTTCAGAGTAGACGGCGATCCTACGATGGCATCGCTGTAAAGATTGATTGGACGGCTAACGCTGCCGGGGCCGTAACTGAGGTAGGCACCTTTACCGGCAACGGGTACTTGGTAGAGGTTATGTACGAACCGGGTACGGCTGACAACCTTTACGATGTCACCCTTCTGGACAGCGGTAGTAAGGATGTACTAAGGGGCCTTGGTGCCAATCAGCCTAATGCCGCTGGTAACACATACGATACCAAATACCGCTCCAATATTCGTGACGTAGACGGTTCTTATTTCTTCTTCATTAACGAACCACTCACCCCTACCATCGCTAACGGCGGCAACTTAGGCACAGGCTCTATCACCTTCAAATTCAGCAGGAACCAACCATAAATGGCAACTTCCGGCTCAGTAGATTTTAGCGTAACTCGTGACGAGATAATCAACGAAGCCGCTGAACTCGTAGGAGTGAAGGACTTTGAAGAGTCTCTAACCGCTGCCCAAGTAACATCGTGTGCCAGAACCTTGAACATGATGATTAAGAACTGGCAGGCTAAAGGTCTGATGATGTGGAAGACTCAGAACCTTTACGTCTTCATGTCTGCCGGAAGAACCTATTACGACCTTGGGCCGAGCGGAGATCACGCCACACTATCTTATACGAAAACAGAGATTGCTACGGCTGCATCGTCTGGAGATTTGACTATAGATGTAGATTCGATAACAGGGATTTCAGATACGTACAACATCGGAATTGAACTAGACGATGGGACTCTACAGTGGACAACTGTAAACGGAGCGCCTGCTGGAACCACTGTTACACTGACTGCTGCTTTAACAGACGATGTAGCCGTAGACAATAATGTTTTC